CAACATCGACTCATGCCAGACTAGACCCATCAGCCAAACAGGTTGACCCCCTCAGGCGGGGATAGCCTGATTTTATGTAGGAGTAAAAAAGATTATGGCATCACTCACCCAACGGGCATCGTATACATACGCTAAGCCAGACACAATCAGCGTCACCTGCGAAGGAACAGCAACCCTTCGTGCCTACTACTTCGAGTCTGCTCACCTATTCGAAGAGCCAGCATCATTCATCGCTAACCTAATCGCTGAGACAAAGGATGCCGTTGTCAGCATCAAGCGCATCGACTGCGAGACAGCAGAAGAAGCGTGGGCTTACGTTGAGCGTTGGTCTCTTGTCTACGGACTAAGCGACCGCTACTAACCCCCTAGCCCTGAGCATGGCTAATAACTGCTCACCCACTCAAACTTAGAAAAGGATCCATGAGATGACTACCAAACAAACCTCAATGCGTGAGACCTACGCAATCAGCAACGGACACTTCACCGAACTATCCTGCCAAGACTGCGCCGACATGTGGCGTGACGACCACGGCCTAACTTGGAACAGCGCACGCACCCACACAATCGATGAATCTGACGCATACTGCGCTTGGGAGCCATACGGCGAAGCCGACTCAGTGGCAACCTGCGCTTCTTGCGGAATATACCTCGACATGTCGCTAACCCCAGATGGGCGTGAGTATCTAGCTGAGAATCGCGATGGCTACCCTGCTTTCGTGCTGGAGTATCACGGCATCGAATAAACTTGCTCCTACAAGACCTAATGCCCCGCTGGCCCCCTAGCGGGGCATTAGTGTTTTTGGCCCATTAGGCCCTAGGGGACGGCTGGAATGTGTGTTGCGCCTCGCTTGCTTCGCAACCTCGCCCCGCAAGCCTGCCATACCTGCCTAAACAGCCCTGTGAGCCCTTTAGGGGGCATTAGGGCTACTTTGCCTAGCCCCGCTTGCCCTGTCTGCTAGACAAGCCTTGCTGGCGTTGATTAGTGATTTTTTTGGATGAGAGGGGCGGTTAGGCTAGCACTACCCAGAGGGGGAAAGGGGGGAAATCCCACGATCGTGAGAACCGCGAAAACAAAGGGCAACACGCCGATAAAAAGAAATAACTTGACATCTAACCAACTAACCTGCTAACTTACTAACTAGCAACAAGAAACACCCAAACCAACCGAACTAATAGGAGTTAGCAAAATGGCACTATCTACTTACGCGGATGTTCTAGGCGAAGTCGCATCCGAACTTGAAGCACTAAAAGAATCAAAATACCCTGAAGATAGAATCTTGGAAATGGCAGACGGCTACGTTCCTATCTATACGAGCGACGTTGTAGCCGAATGGTTTGAACTTGAAGCCTCTGACCGTGACGCTTGGGCAGAGTATGGGGCTATGCCAGACAAGGGCATTACCGACTTAATGGCTATTGACCTGCTTGTCTATTACCAAAACCTATTCCTAACCGCCTACGCATTTCTAACCAACGAAGAGGAAACCAACTAATGGCAACTACACGAGAACTAAAACTTGCGATTCTGAACATAGAAGAGAGAACCGACCGCTTACACTCGCACATTTATAAGCTTGGCGATTGGATTGACGCTTGCGGTCAAAACAACTATGAAGGCGAAGAAGCCGAGAACGAAGCCAACTTCACAAAATGGAATGATGAGATTGACAAACTAAACGCCGACCTTGTTGAAATCAAAACCGAACTAAAGGAACTGAACTAATGCCTGAAACCAAACTAGCCCCGTGTGCTTACTGTAACCGTGATGTTATGGACTACCTCGCCAGTTTCAACGCTAAAGACATCTGTATAGACTGCGAGGATGAGGACTAATGCCTTACTTTTGCCCTTACTGTAGCGAGGTCTTTCTCGCGAACATCCACCGCCACGACTGCCCCGAATGTGGCTATTTTCTAACCCAACAACTAGAGGAGATTTAGATTATGGAAACTGTTATCAACATTGACGGCAGAGAACTGCCCGACTACTTAGACGGCGATTGGGAAATAAACTACTGCTTCGAGGAATACCTTGTAAGCGTGTCGGTTATTGCCCGCAACCCAGAAGAGGCTCTAAGGAATGCCTCCTATAAGATCCCCGAACTGCCAGATGAGCCTTTAGAGATAAACGCCCGCCTTGTCGGCGTATACGGTGGGATGTGATGAGATGACCTGTGCTTATTGCCAATCGGACCTAACCAAAATCCTTAGCGGGGATTACTGTTACCGCCGTAAAGCTTTTGACGGCAAGCCCAAACTTCATTCACCTTGGATAATCGAACCGCTTGAACCGATCGAAAAGGAATACTAAAGATGGATTGGCTAGTTTGCTCTACCTGCCTTGTATTGCGTGAGGCGTGGATCTTGAGCCCTGACGGAACTGTAACCTGCTCAGATTGTGAGGAACGCGAATGAGATGTCTCGCTTGCGAATGGAAATCACGCAACGTCAGCAATCTAAGCTTTTGCCCTTCGTGTGGCTTGGCAGACATGTTCTACTACTACAAGGAAGACGCAGACGTAGATTCGGAACTTTGTTCGAATAGTTATACACAGCCTGTGGATAACCCTGTGGATAACTTTTTCGCAATCTGAAGTCGCATTTCCTAGAAAAACACATTAGTCTTAGTGTGCCTAATAAACTAAGATAACTAATACTAATGTTGTTCCTATATATACTGAGTTCAGAAACATAAAAAAGTTATCCACAGCCCCTATAAAATAAGGGCTCTAGACACGCAACTTTTTTCACCGAAACGCTTGACAATCAAAAACCTACGAAATACACTTATTTTACGAACCACCTAACCTGCCTAATAATAAACTAGGCACACTAATAAAAAGGAGACAAAATGGCCAAGAACTACCACGACCCCGAGTTTGGCGAAATGATTGGAATCGCAGAAGTCGAACTTTTGACAGGCATAACCAAGGCTCAGCTACGAAACTGGCGCAAGCCAGAGCACCACCACTTGGCTAAGTTCGACATCTACGAAGGCGTAGGAAACGCCGTTTGGTATCGCAAAATGGACATTGAAGCCTACCTTGCCGAACACGGATCTCTTGTCGGTCAGTCTGGCTTGAAGCGCGTAGCTATGCCTAACGCCGTATCTGCCCCGCTTATTGACGTGAAGTTTGTTGGCGAACAGCGCGACGCATTCCACACCTTGAATAAGATCACGACTGAAAACGTGAGCGAATGGCTAGACGCTCTCATTGGCACACGAGGCTTGTCAGCGTCTAAGGTCTGGATGGACACATTCAAAGAAGTTGAAGACCTGCTTGGCTTGCCACGAACTATCTCTGGTAACGGAGTCCGTTGGGAGAACCCAGGATTTTGGCTTCCAGCGGTCCACACCGCTAGGCTTATGACTGTTCGCGATCAAGAGCTTGCTATGACCGTTGAGGAAGTTCTCGCTCTACCAGTAGGCGATACACCACCTGCTAAAGAAACCCGCTATAAGGCATAACCCAAACAACCACTAACCAAAGGAGATTCAAAATGGCTACATTCGAGTTCTGGTATGACGAGTCTTACACCTACAAGGCTTGGATTGAGGCTGACTCACAAGAGGAAGCTGACGAACTAATCAACCGCGTTGAAGACGGCGAGATTGAACTTACTGACCTACCTAAGTTCCAGAATAAAGACAAGGGCTACACCTTGACCGTTGACTCACTTATCAAAGAGGTGAACTAATGGGAAACCGAGTAACCGTATCAATCAGCTCTCAGGAGCATGAAAGCCCGATCAACATTTACGCCCATTGGGCTGGGGATGAGATTTATCCAATCGTTCAGGATGTTCTTGGCAACTCTCACCGTATCGGTGACGCATCTTACCTATCAGCGCAAATCATTCACGGCATCTTCACTCAGCTAGGTTATGACGGCGAGCTAGGCTTCGGCGTATGGACTGGTGAAGTCTATGACCTTGGAGATGATAACGATCCTATGTTTGTAGACGCAGACACAGGCAAGTGGCGCATTGGCAACGGATCAATGGACTGGCAGAACGCTAGCACCCGCATTGATGAGGTGCTTGTCTGATGTATACCGACCTTGAGATGAACCTTTACGAGGGTGAGTTTGGTTATTACCTAACCGCCTATGGGCATGACGAACATGACCAGCTAGACACGGCTAACTACATCTCTATCCAAATCTCTAAGTCTGATTACAAGTCGTTCACTGACGACGAAGATGCTTGGTATGGATGTAACGCCCCTGAATACAAAACCCTGCTACAAACCTTTATCCTGTATCAACTAAACAAGAAAGCAGAAAACCAATGAAAGATCTATGGGTATCAGCTGATGGCTCTTGGGGAGTCAATCAGGTCAAGAAGTTTGACACTATCAACTGGCTTGACAAGGATTGGGATCGCCTCGACGCTGAGTGCGACCGCGATAAGTTGAAGCTAGCTAAATACATCACTCGTAAGCGTGACAAGCAGGCTAAGAAGGCTCAGGAGGCCAAGGAGTGGACTTCTCGCTTCAACCCTGATGGTTGGCCTATTGATCCGTCAGAGCAAATCGAGGTCAGGACATTCATCATTGGCAAAGACGGCTCAATCGCCGAAGAAAAGGCACACGGCGGGATTACCGCCAACTGCTGTGAGTTTTGCGATGCCGTAATAAAAGACCACGGCAAAAAGATTTAGAAACAAGGATGCCCCGCCGAGAACCAAGCTCTCAAGGCGGGGCATCCTCTCCCAAACAAACACTAACCGAAAGGAAGTTAGCAATGACCGACACCCAACCACGAGTATCGTATTCAAAGGATACACCACAAAACCTTAGGTTGTCTAGTAGCTTCCTTGACTCGATCCGTGTCCTCGGATGGAAACCAACAGCACAGGCAACACTCGTAAATACGTTCCACAAAAACGGCACGATCGTATCAATCCAAGCAACTTCACGACTCGCAAAAAACTATCACCTTGTGATTAGCAAAAATGATGGTGTTGTGATTAGACTACTTACACAGTCGGAAATCCTAGATTTTCTGAGAAACCAATAAAGCAAAGGAAAGCAAATGCCCAAAGAAACCACCGAGCGTAACCTCCTGGCTGAGGCCAAGGATGCTCTAATCACCACACCTAAGGCAACCAAGGAAGATACCAGCCTTGTTGAAGCCTCTAACCCAATCCTCGCCAATGAACTTCTAGCTCGTCGCGTAGCTATCGTTGACCAGATCAAGTTGCTCACCGCTGAGAAGGTCGAGATCGAGAACATCATCAAGGATGCTATTGGCAAGAAAGATTCTCTAACCATTCACGGCGCTAAGGTTGCCACTGTCTCTCGCTGGCGCGAGACTCGTGTGCTTACTGATGTTGTCCGTGAGATGCTACCTGTCCTTGATTACCCTGAACTCTACAAGCGCGAGTCTAAGTCAAAGTTGACGGTCCACTAATGGAATCGCCTAGCCTTGAGTTTCGCGTTGCCTTGCTCGAACAGCAGGTGGCAAAGCTTCTTGCGAAAAGCGTCAACGAAGCAATCGTCAATGAGCCCATCAAAGATGCTAAGGCTTACTTTGCCCGCTTCTATGCGAATGACCCTAGGAATGAAATCTAATGTATGTCTGGACTATTATCAACGGCAAGGCCACCTTCGTTGACGACGAAACCATTGACCCTTGCGAACTATGTGGCGAGCGTCTGAGTGTCTGTGATGACAACAAGTGTCTAGGCGAAGAGGACTTCGACGACTATGGCTGTGTTATCTGTGGCGCGGAGCGTTCAAGCCGTTGCCGTTGCGACTACAACTACGAGCAAGCAGCGGGAAAATGATCTTTGATGAAATCCTCTACGACTATCAGAAGGAAGCTGCTACCCGCATCAGCGAGGCGAGACGCATTCTTCTTGCGGATCAGCCAGGACTGGGTAAGACTCTTGAAGTTCTTGGAGCTTTGGAGATAGCTGGACTGCTCGATTACAGCGAGGCGCAGATCCTTATCGTTACCCCTATCATCAACGCGCAGACTACTTGGCGCGACTCTATCGAGCGTTTTGTCAAGCCTCGCTATGATGTGAACCTTATTGACGTGAGCAAAGGCACGGCAGGTCAGAAGGCTAAGCAGTTTGAGAAGCGTCGCATTACCGCGCCGACCATTGTCTTGGCTAACCATGACGCGCTTGGTCGCGTTGAGGGCATCAAGGAGCTCACCTATGACGCAGTGATCATTGATGAGTCTCACATGGTGCTACCTATCAAAGATCCTCGCAAGCTGACTAACTTCTGGAAGGGCCTCTATCGCGTCAGAATGACCGACAATGCTATTCGTGTGGCTATCTCTGGCACGCCTGACCGAGGCAAGCTAGAGAACCGCTACGGAACTTGGCTATTCCTCAACCCTGGGCTCGTGCCTACCAAGTGGTCGTGGATGGAAGAGAACTTCTGGATGAGCGAACAGCGCGTGTCTAAGACTCGCACGATCAAGGTTGCTACTACTCTGAAGAACCAAGGTATGTGGCTTGAGCGTGACAAGGCTTGGATGATCCGCAGAACCAAGCAAGAGGTGCTACCTCAGCTACCACCTAAGCGTTATGTAGATGTGGAAGTTGAGCTGGGTAAGGAGCAACGCGCTGCTTACCTGAACCAACAGATGATTAGTGAAAGGAAGATTTATGACTCAAAGATCGAAGAGCGTGACTCTGGGGAGGCGATGGTCTTTGCACTTCGAGCTCGTCAGTTATCCACGTGTAGTTGGCATGAAGAGGGTGGCAAGATTCTTCCCACAGTCGGTGGGCACTCAGCAAAACTTGAATGGCTACTGGAGTGGTTTATGGAGCGTGGCTTTATCGAAACGGACAGCTTTGCTGATAACTCTGCAAAGGTTGTCATCGTCAGCCAGTTCAGCAAAGTCCTCCACTGGCTCAAGGCTGAGCTAGATGCTAGAGGTATTTCTTGCGCTGTTCTTGACGGCTCCACTGGCGATAGGGATCGTGGGACTATACAGAGAGAGTTCCAAAATGGTGACCTTCGGGTTTGTCTACTTTCTGGTTCTATGGGCGTTGGTATTAACCTCGACGCTGCTGATGATCTAATCATGCTTGACTCACCTTACGACCCAGACCGCATCGAGCAGATTGAAGATCGCGTTCACCGCGCCTCCAACATGCACAAGGTAACTATCTGGAATGTGATTGCTAAGGACACCATTGACCAAGCAATCATCGAGAAGGTAAGTAAGCGTTATGTAGTAACGCGAGGCGTTATGGATGGCTCTCGCGGTGTTGAGTTCGGGCGAGATGTTATCGCTCGTGTTA